TGGAAATCCCAAGATAGTATATCTTGGACGAACCAATTTACTGGATTTCAATTGACTACTTTCGTAGTGGTTATATTGAAGTACTGAATTTTAGTTTTGTTGAATATATAGATTAGGTGCTCAAGTCTTTGACTTGACTTAATCGGGTGGTACCCTCTGGTCTTCTGTCCTCTTAAAAGAGAACCGCAGAATAGAGACTACCTTGTATTAATTCCATTCCAATTTATAATTGGGAGACAACACAAGCCCTCTGTTTTAGTACCAATGAAAAAATCATCAGACTAAGATAGAGATCTCATGTCAGATCAGTTGTTAATTGATCTTTATATCATTATAGTTAATTATATTTTTACTTTTGTAAATTATAACTAATTTATATCTGATAATGACTATAACTATCTAGATTTCTTAACCATATGATTGGTTCTTACTTTCATGAGCTAGCAGTTGTCAATCTCTTATTATTGAGTGGTACCTTAGTAAACTAAGGTCCCTATAAAATATATATAATTTAAATACTATGAAACAAAAATCTATTACCTTAAAAGATAATAAACCAATGTTCTTCAGTAATTTTAAACTATACAGGGATGTTTATAAGGCAGGAACTATGATCTCACTTTCAAATGAATTTCATTTGAAGTCGTTATTAAAAGAGATAGGTTACAGAATTGTAACTATGTCTCTTTTATCAACGAAGGAGACTTCCCGGTTTAGAATGTTACATAACTTCATGAAATTTTTAGTAAAAATGACTAAAAATCATGGAGAATTGTATACAGTCAAATACCTTAAAGCTTCTCAACTATGTATTCAAAAAAAGTTAGCAGGTCAACCTTTCTCCTCTATGAGAGAGATTGAACCTGACTATAACTTTCCTAGATTGTCCAAGTCCGGTCTTCCTGTAGTTATAAGATTACAGGACCGGGCTAGTATTTGTAATGATAGTCTTAGGATTACAAGGCTTTGATTATCGATATTTTCTTTATATCGAGTAATAAAAGTTCCTTTTAAACCTAAACTAAGTACAATAACTGAACAATTTAGTGGTTCTCATATGGTAGTAGACGATTTTAATAGATGATTAACTAGATTTAGTTATCAACATTTGTCAAAATTTTCTACATTCCAATTAGAGGATTTGTTAATAACAAAGGTATTACCTATTGTTAAATCATCTCCTCTAGGAACCAAAAGTTATAGTAGATTATTAGAATCATATTGATCTTTAAAGGAGAATTCTTCTCTTTTTAAATCAATTATTGAATATATTAATCTAACTAAGTCTAAAAATATTACTACTTTATTTTTTAATATAGAGTTTTTGAGTAAACACTACAATATTAATGGTAGAGATATTGGTCATATTGGAAAATTATCCTTTAAAGAGGAAGCAGCTGGAAAATTAAGAATTTTTGCAATGGTTGATGTAATAACTCAATCTTTGCTTAATCCTTTACATTTAAAGTTGTTCAATCTTTTTAAGGCTATCCCAAATGATTGTACTCTAGATCAAAATAAAGGGTTTAGATATGCTCAAGAGTTATCTCTTAAGTATAAATGTTCCTATGGTTTTGATTTAAGTGCAGCGACCGATAGATTACCTATTTCATCCCAGAAAGCCATTTTGAATGGTCTTTATGGGATCGGAAGTTTGTGAGGTGATATCTTAGTTAATAGAGATTACGTAATCTCTAAGAACAATTATGGTATACCTGAACAAACTCTTCGATATGAAGTTGGACAACCTATGGGTGCGCTTTCTTCTTGAGATATGTTAAATTTGACTCATCATATGATGATACAGTTTATTTCTATCTCATTAGGAAAATCATCTATCGGGCAATGATATGATCAATATGTCATTCTAGGAGACGATCTTGTTTTATTTGATAAAGACATTGCTACTCGCTACCAATCTTTTTGTAAAGATTTGGGAGTTGGTATCAATTTATCTAAGTCAATAATTTCTGAATCTAAACCTGTATTAGAATTTGCTAAACGGACTTCTCTTAATGGAGAAGATGTTTCTGCCTTATCTTTCAAGGAATTGTTAACTGGTAACAATTTCTTTGGAAGATTAGCAATTACTACCCGTCTAATAAATAATAAATGAGGTAAATACTTGTGAAAACTTTTATTAATAGGTAATAGACGAACTACTGATAAATCAGTAGATCGTATCTATCCTTTAGTTGGGTTTGCCACTCAGTTATTTCAAACAGGAATAATCCCTATGAATGATGTTTTATCTTTAATCACAGATAAAGAGAAACCATTATCATTTTTTGGTCGTAATATAAATTGAATGAAACCCGGAGTTATCTCCAAGGTTATTTCAAATTATATACGAACTCAGAAATGAGATGTCTCTTTTATCCCAAAGAAAGATAGATTCTTTGCTGCTACTAATGTTATGACATTTAAATTAATACTTATTGATCGAATTCAAAATTCGATTAATCTTATTAATAAAATAGATTCATTACAGAATAGAATTCAAATTTTGGACCATATCTATGATTCAGAAGAGTTAAGAAAGTTTTATTTTGATTTAACTAGTCAAAATAGATCACTTGAATTAACTAAACCTCTGATTCAAAGATGGTATTGGAATGACCCTTCTTTTATAAAATTTAAGAAGATCTTCATTTCTACCTCGTCTTTTTCTAATATTTTTTTCAATAATAGTACTGGTACTTATCCTGATCTTAATTTATTAAGACATGGTTTAGATATCGATACTACCTTTGATACTAATAGAAGATTATGACATATGGTTTACGATCTGATTTATCTGAATGAATTTAACAATAATAAAACTAAATTTATTAAATCAAAAAAGTTTTTAGATTTAGACTTAGAATTATTTTTGAAACATCATAATGAACTGCTTTCTTTAATTGCTAATTTGAAATTCCATGAATTAAAACCTGATATTAATAAAGAGAGATTAGATAATCCTCTTAAGATATTAGATTTTATCAAAGAAATTCATAATCCGACTTATGCTCAAAATTTTGAGTTTATTAAGTTTGAAAATCAATTCTTTGATTCAGAAGCTTTTAATGAAGTAACGAGAGGCTTTAAACCTAAGTTTGACTTCGTTCAAAAACCGAGAATTCAAATAACTTTTAAATAAGTTCCTTG